TCAAGCGAAATCGGAAGTGGTCTTATTTTTTTTTTACGTTACCTGCCGGAAGGCTGACCACGGCATAAGCCAATTGAGAAGCTCTCACGGCCATACGCTCTTGTTTTAATCCGATGGGTTTACGAATTCTTTCATCCCCGCCAAGCCAGCAATTTTCAAGCGCAAACTCGCCCGCTTCAAGGCTCATGCTTTGGTCGTAACGACTCAGAATCACAGACAGCTGATCGCGGTTGGCAGGTTTTAAGTAGCAGCAGGCAATTTCATTCTCACCTGCTTCCACTTCTATCTCAGTGATGTCGCCGTCTTCAAGGCCATATTGAAGCTTCCATCCTTCAATCTGCTCCTTTGTGGCCTTGCCGATAAATTTTAGTTCCGGGGTTTCTTTTTTTGCCTCTTTCATGGTTTATATTGGATTGTAATCAACTACTGCACATATTCCACCCACATTCACATCCACTTTCGTTTTGCCTTGTGTGTTATTGTGGCTGGTTCTGGTAATCTGGAATCCGCGAATCACATGCTTCACTTGTGCATCTGACCCGGTAGGGATGTATAGTACAGGTACATCAAAGGGTGGAATATCACCGGGCGAAGCGCCGGGTGGCAATGCTGCCATGATGCGATCAAATTCATAGCCACGAAGAATGAAGTTAACAGGCTCTGGCATCACATTGCCATCGCCACGATCCACCACAAAGCGACCTGCGCCGTAGTGATTCTCTTTCATGTCTTCCTGACCATAATTGATTTCGGACACCCCAATTATGGTGATGCCCAATATGTTTAATCTGATACTCGCCCAAGAGTGTCTCTTACCGTTGATTAATGGAACGTTAACTGCCATGATTACTGATTAGCTAAAGGGTTTTCAAATCCAATGTTAACTACAATCTCACGAGCCTTGCCGGTGGGCAAAATGCGTGCTTGTATGTTTAACTTTTGGGTGGATAAAATATTTTGATTGGGATCAACTACATAGGTCAACCTTGATGCCTCTTCATTGGTAAGCATGTCAGCGGTCGAAGCTGCGCAATTGGCTTCAAAACTTGCCGCAACATCCGCAGCTATTCTGCCGCTGGCAGGATCGAGCAGCACAGGGCCGTTGAGCCTTGGCAGTAATGCGGCATACACTCTGCGCACTACCTTATTTACTACTCTCACATTTTCTATTGTCGAATAATCAGATGTAGATGCTGTGGCTGTAGGAGAGTCGCTGAAATAGCAGCCTTGCACATTTGGAAAGGTGCGAGCAAATATGAAACCTAAATCTGAGATTGTAGTCAAAGCTCCAGTTCCTATGTTTTGAATCAATTCTCCATTGCTCAATGCAGGAGCCAGGAAAGCTCCTAATCCAACAGACTGAATATTGAACTGGCCAACCCATGCAATAGAATGGTTCACCTGTCCTGCGGCTGCAACACCCAAGGCAGTGCCCACAGCAGCATAACCTGCAAAAGCAGCATCTTTATTTGCCACTGCTTTATCCTGAGCAATAATCACAGCCACATTCTTATCAGTTCCTGCCTTTAAGTCAGGATAATTTCCAATGTTGGCCAATGCATCGAGATTTCTACCTTCCACGAAAACAAATAGTGGAGATTTCTCTGCTATTCGTTCATCAGCGAGCAATTGCGCTTTTGCAATTGCTAATGGAACTTCATCTTCAATGCCTGCGGATATGGAAGGGCTTGTGGCAATTTGCGCTACGGCCAAAAGATTGATTTTTCCATTGGCAAAGTTCAACAGATCACTTACTCCAGCGGCAAGGTCTTTGTCCACCAAATCGCTCATTGGCACAGATGGGTCTTTTACCATGATGTACAGCTCTGCCGTTTGGTTCTTGGCTTCTTTAATTCGGAAAAACTCACGGCAGTGATGCCACAAAAGTGTGAGATTAGCAATATCATAAGCTTCGTCCACGCCAAGGTCTTCAAGTGCTTGAAGTGAAGTAAGCAGATAAGGCGTGTCTAATTGCAAGCCACCTGAAACTGGCACACCTGTGGTGATAAGCCCCGATGTGCCGTCTATGTTAGCCGGAGCAAGACTTAATGCCCCGTCATTGAATGTGAAATTGATATTCGGAAGCATTGCTTACTTTTTACGAGTTGATGGCTTTTTGTTAGTCTTTGGAGCAGGCTCTGAAGCGGGAGCGGCTTCTGCTCCTGCTTCATCACCTTCTGGGGCTTCGGAGCTTTCACCTTCCGAGCCTTCGCCATTGGCGGCATTGTCTTCATCAGTTGCGGAAGTTGCGGCTGCCTGTTCGGCAGCCGCTTCGTCCTCTTCTGCTTCGGGGGGAGTTATGGGTGCTTTTGCAGCGCCATCGCGGTACACGGTCTCAATCTCCTGCCCGGTCTGCTGCGCATGGTAGCGGGCATGATCGATGGCTTTAGGGAGAAACACATTGCCATCTGCTGTGGCATGTACATGATCCAACTCTGGATGAGCTGCAAAAATATCGTCAATTACTTTTTTGGTCTCCGGTGTCATAACGGTAGAAATTTAAAGGGTTTAATAAACTTGTGAATGAGTAAGGTGAGTGTCGTAATCATGCATAGAGCCACCAAAGGAATGATCCACCAAGGATTGCGGACAATTACTTTTTGGTGATTCGTATATGAAAGTTCACTTTCGTAAAGTTTGCGCCAATGCTCCTTCTCTGTAATCGCAACTTGCAGGTCTTTTTCCACGGCATCGCAGTTGGCTTTGGTCATAATGTTACCCATAGCATCTATGGTAGTGGTGGCTTTGGCTCTGCCGCTTTGGCTGGTCTGCTTCATTGGCACTACAGTGATTCGGCCAGTCTGTTCATCCTTCACGGTAACTATTGTGAAGCCTAATTCCACACTATCTGCCGGAATACTCACAGGCACATCAATTAGCTTAGTCTTCACCACCGTGCAATCGCTCACTGCTGTGTGCAGCTTATGCCGCTCCACCTGCTTGATCTTGCGGGCGCAACCTGTAGTAAACAGGGCAAGGATTGATATGATAATGATAGCTCTCACGCTAATTTCTTTTTTAAGTCAATATTTTCAAGCTCCAACGACTTGATACGCTCTTCTAATTGCCTGATGTTATCATTCTGATGAATGATTTGTTTTTCCAAATCTTCAATCATCATCCGATACAGCCTGATGGCTTCCTGCACATTGTTCAGCTCCTGCCCCTGTGCTTCTGCTTTAAATTTTCTGCGTCCTGACATGTATCCAACTATGGCCGTTAATATTGGGGCTATGATGTAAGTAACTATATCGGTGAAATCAAACATCTTTTTGCTTTATAATGGCTGCCGCCGTCTTTTGAAGGTCAGGCGGCAGCCTGCTTTTGGGGTTTTTGTAGCGATGGCAGGACTCGAACCTGCGGCCTTCAGGGTATGAACCTGACGAGCTCATCCCGATAGCTATCGGGACTCCACCACGCAAGATTATGCTTAGGCAGCTACCTTCACAATCGCGCCTGTGCAGCGGTTGTTATTGATCGTACCTGCTTTGAATCGCTTCTGGAAGCCCATGTAATCGGCACGCAATTCAGGGTCTTTTTCTTTCAGGAACAAATCCCATGAACCATCAGCGCGGAACACTTGGCTATCTACCCAAGCTACAGAAACTGAAGGAGAGTCCGTAGATGGTGCAGCGGCAGCTCCGATGGCTACCTTAGCCAATGTGCTCTTATTGAACACCGGCATCACAGAGCCATTGGTGTAGATGTCAAAACCTGCAAAGTTCAGCGCTTCGCCTGTGCGCAGGTTAATCAATGCTTTATACAGCTCCAAGTCCTGGAACTGAAGATCAAGCAAATGATCGGTGTTGAGCAGCAACACTCTCCCGGCTTCAGGAAAGTCATTGTCGTCAAATCTTTTTTTCATGGCGGCAATGTCCAGTGCGCTGAAACGCTTATGACCCGATGCAGTAGCTCCGGTTGTGCCAATCACCGGAGTGAGCGATGCATCGCCCGATGGCGCAAAGGCATGTGCGGCATAACGCTGCAATGTCTTCCAAATCTGTCCACGGTGATCGGTCAGCACTGACTGGCGCTTATCGTAAGCCAACTCATAGCTTTCTACATTCGTAACCGGAGTATTTTCGCTGTCGAAAACATCCAGGTCAACAAAGCGATGGGGATCTGTTCTTGGTACAATAGGCACAGGGTTGGCGATGGTATCTCTGTTCACATAAACGGCTGGTGATGCTCCGATGGCTGCCCAGTTGATACGGTCATTATCCACAAAGGGGCTAAAATCTCTCGACCTGCTCAGCCATGATCCGGCGGGGTAAAAGTTCTCGGCGATTTCGGATAACCAGATTTCTTTATTGATGCCTACGGACAATGCGCCGCTAAAGCCTGCAAGGTTTACAATCACCTTGCCGATAAAGAAGGTTATACCCGGAATCACCGGAGAAAGGTTTGCGCCCATCTCGGCGGCTACTATGGATACTGTCTGGCCAAACAATGCAGAGATTGCTACGCTGAACAGAAAGCTGGCAATGATTACTAAGGTTTTCATGATGTTTTTTTGAAATTTAATTTGTCTTTAAAAGGGGTTTAAACGCTATTCGGGGGTTTGGATTTACTTGTTTTGGTTTTCAGTGATTTTCACACCTGTTTCAGCAAACAGTCGCTGATACTCTTCAGGCTGCTCTGCTTTCATTTTCAGGAGTCCGGCAGGGTCTTTCTTAGTCCAGTCGGTAAACTTCCAAGTGGTTCGGTCTTCAGGATTGCTTCCTGAGCCATTTCCACCCGGCGCTACATAATTGCTTGGCAACTGGCGCACATTGATCTGATTGATCACTTTCTCGGCAGATTCGTAGTTAGCCTTGGCCAATACCAACATGTCGGCTTTCGCTTCCACTTTGATTTTGCCTGCTTTCACGGCATTTTCCACCAAGGCATTGGCTTTGGCTTCACGTTCCTGTGCAAGCTGCTGTTCAGCTGCCTGACGGGCTGCATCGGCTGCGGCTTTAGCCTGTGCCAATTCAGTTACTTTCGCATCGTATTGTTCCTGTGTGGCATCTTCTGGTAAGCCCACAAGCTTGAGCATTTCTTTGTTCATTTTATTTGGGGGGTTAAAATTCAATTGGGAATATACGCGGTTCCAAGCATCTTGCTGGCTTGACATCTGAGCAGGCTTCAATCCCTTTACCGGCTCTACAATCTCATCAATCACTTTATTGGCCAATGCTTCCTGAGCAGTCATCCAGGTGTCTTTACCTGCCACAAGCCATGACTTGATCACTTCTTCTTCAAGTCCGGTTCTGCTTTTATACACTTCCAGAGCTTTCAATTGAAGCTTATCCGTAAGGTCAGCCATGTTGCGAAGCTGATCGGCTGTGCCATACATTCCGGCTTGCGCCTGGTGAAACATCAGCATGGCGTTGGAACTCATTTTGATGGTTTTGCATCCCATCATAATCACCGTGGCCATTGAACCACACATGCCAATTACATGGCCGGTGAACTCGATGCCTGATTCCATCATGGCATCATATATGGCGAATCCTGAAATCATGTCACCACCACCGCTGTTAATTCGCATCATGGCCTTTTTAGTGCCTTTGGCTTTTAAATCACTGATGGCGGCCACCATTGCTCCGGCATCTACCTTCTCATCATCACCGATGTAGCCATCAATGATAATAAGCGGCATTTTGTCAGCCATTTCTACGCGGTGTATTTGGACTATCCGGTTCATCTGCTGGCAAAGTTCCGATGTAATTATGGCAATTGACAAATTCAATTTTCCATGATGGCAAGTTTTTATTCCATCATGGCGAGTTTTCTCGCAATGGTGGAAAATTGATTTAGGCTTAACGTGCCTTAAATCGGAACTTTGTACCGTTATGAGCCGAAAACACGATAAATCCCGCGAATTAGCCTACAATCTGTATGTAATGCATGGCCTTTCGCAAAAAGACATTGCCACTTATGTGCAGGTGTCTGAGCCTACCATCTGCAAGTGGAAGGAAAAATTTGAGTGGGATAAGGCCAAGGCTGCTAACAGCATCACCACCGATAAGCTCGTGATTGACCTGATGCTGGAATGTGATAAGATCAGAAAGCAGGCCAAGGACGAGAATCGCAGCATTACCAATAAAGAAGCTGATGTATTGGTAAAACTTGCCAACACCATTAACCGACTCAAGCGGGGCAATGACCCTGCCACGGTGATGAGTGTGCTGAAGGGCTTTACACACTGGCTCATGAACGAAAATTTGGAATTAGCTAAACAGGTGGTTGACCACCAGAAAGATTATTTAAGAAGCATTATCTCGCAATGACACGGCAGCAGTTACAGGCATTTGAATTGTGGGTGGAATCGGTTAAGGCCGCCACACCGATTACGGTGGATGAGAATCCGCAGCGCAAGGCTGCACGTCTGGCTCGCGCCAAAAAGGACTATGACTTCTTTGTCGAGCATTACTTCCCGCATTATTGCCAAGACCCGATCACGGGTGCGCACATTGCTTCCGCAGACTTCCACATCAAATTTGCCAATCATGTACTCAACCACCGCAGCACGGTGGCCGTGGCAGAATGGCCGCGTGAACATGCCAAGTCGGTGCATTGCAATATTTTCATCCCTATATGGCTGATGCTGCATGGCGACTTAGACGGCATGGTGCTCGTTGGTAAATCAGGCGATGCTGCGAAGAGATTGCTGGGCGACATTCAGGCAGAGCTTGAAGGCAATCAGCGATTGATTGCAGACCTGGGCATTCAGAAAGGATTGGGCAACTGGGCCGATGGTGAATTTAAAACCAAGGAAGGTATTGCCTTTATTGCACTGGGCCGTGGACAGTCGCCGCGTGGTATCCGTGAGAGACAGCGCCGCCCCAACTATTGCGTGGTGGACGATATTGATGACGATGAAATCGTACTCAATCAGCATCGCGTGGGCAAGGTGGTGGACTGGCTGCTCGGTGCATTATACGGAGCCTTGGACATTAAGAAGTCCCGATTGGTATTCGCGGGAAACCGTATTCACCGCAAGTCTATTCTGGCGCACATTGTTGGCGACCATGAGAATCCGAAAGTAAAGCGTAAAGGCGTATATCATTCTAAGGTGTATGCCATTGAACGCAACCGTCCGGCATGGCCTGCGAAATATACCCTTGAGCAATTGAAGGCCAAGATGGATGTGATGGGCTATGCCATTTCGCAACGCGAATACTTCCACAATCCGATCATCGAAGGTAAGGTGTTTAAAAACGAATGGATCAGATGGGAAAAGATGCCTAAGCTCTCGGAGTTTACGCGCATTATTTGCTACACCGACCCTTCATTTAAGGCCACTGCCACATCCGACTTCAAGGCCGTGAAGTTGTGGGGACTCAAAGGCACTTATTTCTACCTGATTGACTGCTTCGTGCGGCAGACATCCGTTACCGCAATGGTGCAATGGACTTATGACCTGTATGAACGCCTGGGGCCTAATGTTCCGGTGCAGTATATGGTTGAAGCCAATTTCATTCAGGATCAGCTTCTGGATGACTATTATGCCGAAGGCAATAAACGGGGCTATCAGCTACCCATCACCGGAGACTTCCGGCAGAAGCCCGATAAGATCAGCCGTATCATCTCCATGCAGCCCTACTATGAGCGCGGGTGGGTGATCTACAATAAGGAGCAGCAGGATAAGATTGATTTTAAAACGGCAGTGGAGCATCTCACCGCCATAGAACAGGGAGCCAACACCGCATTCGACAGCCCCGATGCCGATGAAGGGGCTTGGTATTACCTACGATCACAAATCGCTATACAATCTAATAACAGACGCATTGGCCGCAGGCCGCAAAGACCTTTTTAGAACCATGAGAACAATCACCCATCTGGTGGTGCACTGCACTGCCACTCCACAGACCACCACCATAGAGAGCATTCAGCGCTACTGGCGCGATACCTTGAAGTGGCGCAACCCCGGCTATCATTACATCATCATGGCCAATGGCGAGTATCGCGCCTTGCAGGACATTGCCAAACCTGCCAATGGCGTGGCCGGACACAATGCCAATAGCATCCACATTGCCTACATCGGCGGGGTAGATGCCAATGGAAGGGCGATTGACAACCGCACTCCTGCACAGCGTATCACACTACTAACGCTGCTCAAGCAGTTGAAGGCAAGATTCCCGCAAGCCATCATTCAAGGCCATAGAGACTTCCCGAATGTGCGAAAGGATTGTCCATCATTCAATGCACGTAACGAATATAGCCGCTTATAATGGGATTTCTAAGAATTAAAGACTATGCACGCAATCTCAGACCTGAGATGCTTATGCAAATCATTGAACAGGACGATGACCTGCTCAATGTAATCGAGCGTCAGGCAGTGGAAGAAGCTTCGAGCTATTATAATAACCGATACAACACTGCGGAGATCTTTGCCGACATCCTGCCTTATGATCCGCTCATGAGCTATCCGAAAGGCACGCGGATTGAATTTCTATCCGAAGAGTTTGATCCGGCATTGACTTATGCCACAGGAGCTGTAGTGGCTAAGGATGGTAAGATTTGGCAATCCAATACCAACATCCTTACACCTTCTCCCTGGGATGAAGATGAATGGGATGAGCTGTGTGCTGAAGATGCACTCTTCCATGTAATCGCAGAAACATCAACCGCCGGAGTGCTGCCTACTGACACGAATGAGTATCAGGCAGGCGACACCAGGAATCCAACTATTCTGATGTATGTGATTGACATTGTGCTGTATCATCTGCATTGCCGACTCAATCCGCGCCAAGTGCCGGAGATCAGGGTGAGCCGCTATCAGGCTGCTATTGACTATCTGAAGGATGTGGCAGAAGGGGTAGTGACACCCAATGTGCCTATCCGCAAGGATGATGAAGACAAAGACATTATGAACTTCCGCATGGGTAGCAACCCACGCTTTAAATCCGATTATTAATATGGGCTTATTCGATCGCATTTTCCCGAAAGGGCCGGACAATAACAAACTGATAGAAATGGCTGTGCGCAATCAGCGCAAAAAGAATGACCTGCTGGAGAAGATCATTCAGATGACCAATTACCGATCGAAGCAAGACATAGAGCGCTGGCGTATGGCCTTGCAGATGGCTGAGAATTGGGACATGCCACGGCGCACCAATCTTTACAACCTATATGATGAAGTAATATTGGATGCCCACCTGTATGGGGTGATCGAGAACCAACGCAAGCTCCGTGTCCTGGCATTTGACTTTCGCATAGTGGATAAAGAAGGCAATACCGATGATGCGCTCACTGATTACTTTCAGCAGTCATGGTTTCGTGACTTCTGCAACCATGTTTTGGATGCCGACTATTATGGGCACAGCTTAGTGCAGATTCATGTCAACAATGGCCGCCCTGTGGTGGAGCTGATCCCGCGCCGCCACGTAGAGCCACAGCGTGGTTATCTGCTAAAATATCCATTTGATTTTAAAGGCCCGGAATATCGCGGCGTGTGGGACGATGTACTCATTGAAGCCGGTAAGCCCTTAGACCTTGGACTGCTCAATAAGGCTGCGCCCTTGGTGCTATTCAAGCGAAATGCCATGCAAGCCTGGTCTGAATATGCCGACATCTTCGGGATGCCTGTGCGTATAGGTAAGACGAATACGAATCGCAAGGAAGACCTTGACCGGATGGAGAATGCATTGGCAGACATGGGTAAGGCTGCTTATGCAGTATTTGGAATGGGTGAAGAAATTCAATTTGTGGAGAGTCACCGTACAGCCGGAGAGATGGTGTATGACCGGATGATGGAGCGCATTAACTCCGAGTTATCGAAGCTGATCCTTGGCTCTACCATGACTGTCGATGTGGGCAAGTCTGGAAGTCGCGCTCAGGCAGAAGTGCATGAGACTGCCGCCGATGATGTGATTGATGCCGACAAGTTGAGGCTGCGCTACCTGATCAATGACAAGCTCATTCCACTGCTTAAAGGGCAAGGTATCACCGGACTGGATGGTAAACTCTTTGCCTGGGAAGAAGCCAAAGACCTGAATAAGCTCTGGGAGTGGACAGCCAAGTCCTTAGACCATTACAAAATTTCGCCGGAGTGGATTACTGACACCTTCGGCATTCCGGTGGAAGAGAAAGAAGCGCAAACACCTTCACCCGTCACTTTGCCACCTGCGCAACAGGAACCCCGTCAGCGTGTAAACAATGTGCTGATGAAGATGCACGAAGACATTGCTAAGCTATACACCGGAAAGGATCATAACCACATTGAAGGCTCAGGCTGCTGCTGATGGAAGAATGGGACGACATATTCAGCTCCATGATTTCTGCCATCGAGTCGGGCGAGCTCAAGCCCGGACAGGTGGACGATGCGGCAATTTCGCATTGGGCAAATAAAATGATGGGCGCTGTGGAGCAGGGCACCGGCAAGAAAATCGGCGCACCGAATCTTTCGCAATCTGACCAACGAATGCTGGAAGCCTTACAAAGCAATCTCACTGTGTTCAATGCCTTTAAGAACCATGCCGAAATCATTGATTTGCATGCAGCCTTGATTGATGATGATGGCAATCTCAGAAGCTTCGACGATTGGCTGAAAAAGGCAAAAGCCATAGATACTACTTACAATGTGCATTATTACCGGGCCGAGTACAATCATGCCGTAAACAGCTCCATGATGATAAGCCGATGGCAGCAATTTCAGGAAGAGAAAGACATCACCCCGAATCTTCGCTACGAAGCCATTATGGATGCCCGCACACGCGACAGCCATCGCAACCTGAATGGCACAGTAAGGCCCATTGACGATCCCTTTTGGCAAACCTACTTCCCACCCAATGGATGGAACTGTCGCTGCGAAGCCATCCAAACGGATGAGCCTGCCAATGCAGTGCCGGACAAATTGCCCAAGCTCGGCGAAATGTTTGACCGAAACCCCGGACAGGAGCAAAGCATTTTTGATGTCGATAAAATGCCTTATGCCGCTTCGCTTGCAAATGAGCAAAGGATGAAGATAAGGGTGAATGAGCGAATAAAAGGAAACTGGAATATAAAACTTACTCGAAAAGACCGCGAGCTTATATACAAGCTTCCTTTAGAAGAGCAATACCACACTTTTAAGGAGTTTAAAAATGGTGGTAAAGTGAGAATTCATAAAGCCTATGAATATAATGCCAATGACCATGATTATAAGTTGGATTTTGCTCTTGAGTATGCTAAAAAAAACAAGGCATTAGTAGATTTTATGCCTGATATAAATGTAGAAGACAAAGAAGCAAGAAAGCTAATAATGCCTGATGCAAATTATAGCAGCAATCCTGACTTCAGTATAAATAGTAAATTATGGGAGTTTAAAACAACAGCAGTTTTAAATGAAGACAAATTATGGCGAAAAATAAGAAATGCTTTTAAGCAATCAGATAAAGTAATCTATTCATTTATTGATACCTTACCGGATGAAATGACAATAAAAAATCTTAATAAAAAATCAAAAAATAAAGACATTAAACACGATTTGATATTTTACAAAATAAAAAAGAGCAAACAACTCTAAGTCATTTGCTCTTTGTCCGGCATCCAGGTCGCAACCTGAATGAATGGACAATGCAAATATACAAATTTTTATAATATGCCAATAAAACATTCATCGTCCATCAAAAAAGCCATAGAGCGCGTGAAGCGAGCGCAGAAGGCTATCCCTGTGAAGGTGAGTCAGCTTGCTGTGGCGCACTTTAAGCGCAGCTTTGTGCAGGGCGGCTTTGAAGATGAAAGCATCGAGAAATGGGATGCCCGAAAGCCCGGCGCAAAGCGCAACAAAGGCAGAGCCATTTTGGTGGACACAGGAGCATTAAAGAAAGGCATTGTGAAGCAAGTAAGCGGCGCGAATGTGAAGGTGCATGTGATAGGCCCCGGCGCAGCCTATGTCGATGCACACAATTACGGATTTCGCGGAACGCAATATGTGAAACCACATAAGCGGCAAGCCATTATGAAGCGCAAAGTGCAAGGCAGCTTTCAGGGAACTGCAAAAAAAAGAAGGGCTAAAACCATTGAGATAATGGGCAGGCGGCATAATGTGAAAGGATTTTCTCGTAAGGTGAACCTGCCCAAGCGACAATTTATTGGAAAGTCAGCCAAGCTCAACAGAGCTATCGGACAGATGATAAAAGACCAACTTAAACAAGCTTTAAACGGCAATTAAACTATGAAACTACACTATCTCGCTATCGTAAACCGCATCAGAGCCAGAGTGCCTGAGATCAAGACCATAGACTTGTATAATGGCCAATATCAAAAAATGGACAGCGAAAATCCGTTTCTTACTCCGGCTGTGTTTGTGGAATTTTCTGCCTTGCCTTGGGTGAACCAAGGCGATGGCACACAGGAAGCTCCTGAAGCTACCATCACCCTGCACATTGTGGCCGAAGATTATGAAGATGTGTGGCAAGCCGACAGTGCCGACATAGCAGCAAGCCCGGCCATGAAGTGGATAGCCTTAATTGAGAAGGTGCATAAGGCTTTCAACAATTACTCAGCGCAGGCGATGTATGTAGCCCCTGCACCAGCGCAGCTTCCTGATGATGCGCCGCAAGGAAGCGCAGCTCCATTGCCGCAGCAAGTGTGGCTCAGCACCGACTGGCAGCGGAGCAACCAGGAACCAGATACTGATGCCGACCACATGCGTGTGGAAAAGCTCACCTACAGCATGAACCTGTTTGATTACTCTGCAACAGATTACTACGACTACATCCAAGTGATGGCAGAGCCGGAAGTGACAGCAATTATTTTACCATAAAAAAAAGCCCCTTCAACGGGGCTTTTTTAAGTGTCAATTACGGCCATGCCAATAATCATATTCAAGGTCGTCTATGCCTAATTTTTCGATGGCGATCATGTAAACTACATTCTCTGCTATGCGGTCGAAGCCATCTTTCAGGCGAATGGTGGCTCCATTGTCGAGCACATATACTTTGCAGCCATCAAACTGCTCTATGGCTTCCACCCTGCCATATTGATGAATGAGTTGCTCCACTGCTTTGCGCGAGAAGCTCTCCTTCAGCATACGGCTCCGGCTTTATAGTTTTTCTTCTGAAATCTTGCGCGGTGCAGCAGATAAGCAGGTATGTTGGGTTTTTCGTATTGCCTGTGGTCGGCAAGCCAGCCCAGCGAGCGCAGCGCCGACTTGAGCGAGCTGCGCTTGATGTGTACCGAGAAGAATGCATTGATGTCCTGTTCGTGGTCTTTTTGGGCTTCATCGAAGCTCACTTCGGAGTAGCCAAATGTTTTAAGCACAGGACAGCGCACGATGTAGCCCCCGTTGCGCTCCTGCTCAATGAGCGGAATGTTGGCTTCCACGCCTATGATTTTGCCATCGTCGGTTTCTTTGATTTTGATGTATGCTTCTTGAGTTTTCATGGCGGCAATTTTTTATGTGGTTATACGGAGCAAAGTTATGCAAGTTATGATTGCCGTACAAAAATGATGCAATATTTAACAAAAAAGCCCCGATTAAGGGGCTTTTTTTTATGCTTCCATTGCAAACAGCACATTGCAGATTCTAAACTTTTTAAACTTAGGAGATTTAAGTGCTCCGGGGTAGGACATGTTATGTTTCTTGGCCATTGCTGTGAGTGGCAATGCTCCTATGCCACCTGCAATGAGTTGAATAATTTCAACCCAATCATCCTTGTGCAATTCCCCTTCAATGACCATGTCAATGATTCTATCCTTTATCTGTTCTGCGTTTGCCATTGGTTTAATTTTGTAAACTGCGGTTAGCGATAAGTTATGGGCAACCGTAGGACAGCCCCGAAAGACCATCCTACGAAACCCACAATTTTACTTTGACTTACCTGCTTCAAGTATTGGTAAATTAGCCTCTGTTGGAATGTATATGACAGTTTTGTCATTCAATGTCCTTTGTTGTCTTACCCATAAATACTGAATGTATTTTTCAGATAAAGAACCATTTTCAATCTTAATAGCCTCTGATGCACCTTTTGCCCTTTCAATTTCGGCTTCTGCATTTAGTTTTTCGGCTTCAAGATTAGCACGAGCCTCTTCGATTTTGATACGCCTGTTTTGTTCGGCTTTGGCAAATTCTGCCCTACCTTCCATTTCTTGCGACCAAACTCGATAGCGTGGATAAAATGCCATTGAGCAAATTATCACTGCAATGATTAATGTGATTCCGACTGAAATCCACATAGCGTAGAGCCTTTTTTCTCTCGCTTCTCTGTAACTGTATTCTGACATAATATTAATTGTGGGTTTTACTAAGCCCGCCCAGAGCTATATCTTTAAAGAACGGCAGCCCATAACAGCACCTAACCAAAATTGGCGGTTCAGTGGTTATATCAACGTTTCTGCTTCGGTTTAACATTTGTTTTATATTCAAGTTTTGTGCTTCGTAATCGCCAACTTCGGTTAGCTGCAAAACGTTAGCGGCGACCTGAATGCCTATCAATAACGTTAGCTTATGTTTGATAAATCTGAATAATCAGTATGTCTCTGTTTGGATTGAGCTTCCAGAGCATGAGCATCGCATTAATGGTAAATTCATGCTGAACGTCTATGCGGTAGCAATCAGCCATTGTCTTTCGATTGTTGATCTTTACCTTCTTCATCTCATTAGTGAACATACTTTTAAGATGGCTTAATGATGCATCTTCAGTAAACAATTCCTTAATCATGGCTCTAAGCTTGTAGCCATTCATGCTCCTGTCTTCTTGATGGTAGATTATTTTATTCTTCATATTTCACAATCTCCTTCACATTGTTATACACCTTTAAATTCACCTGATCAGCCAGCGCGATCTCTATCTTGGCTCCTCGGCTATCTATCCAGTCTGGAAGGGCAAGCACAGCATCTGCATCCATCATGGCTTTCAGGCACAGGCGCATGGCTTTGTCCCAAGGGCAGTGCCAGTCGTTCACTATGGCTAATGGATTTATGGCTTTGTAGCCCGCTGCTTCAAGCTCCTTTTGCGCCTGGCCAAACTTCATGGTGCAATGGTCGATGCGCTCTCCGCTCACCTTGCCTGCTATGTAAATGGTTTTCATGACTTAGTTTACAAGGGGTTTGTTCAGTAAAATAATGTCTGACTTCTTAAAGGCTGTTTCACCCAAGATGCTGCGCAGGTAGGTGATGAGTGCATCGAGTGTGTCC